TTCGGCGTAATTCCTGCCCGCCCTGATTCCTTTTTTCTTCCCTGCACTCAAGACCTTGACGTCGTTCTGTCTGCTCAATTTCCCCGCCGTACCGATTCGCAGGGCTGCATTTCGTTTCATTCCTACAAGTTCGCCGTACTTGCTCCCCGTGCCCGCTGTCGCTCCCTGGTGCTCCATATTTCAGAGCGCGGATTGTTCGCCCGCTTCCCGGATGATAATAATTTTTATCCGGTTAAATTGCTTGACGATTTCATAGCGGGCGGCCTCGGTGAAAAAATACCCCAGGTCTTAGAGGATATTATTTACCGCTATATGTTCGCTCATGCTAAGGAAATTAGCGTATAAATGCGCAGGCGCTTTTCAAGCGCCCTATATATTCTATTCATTTCTATTCATTTCTATTCTATTCTATTCAGCGTACTCAAAAAATAGGAAATAATAGAAAATAAAAGGAATAAAAAGGAATTAAAACGAAACAAAAGGAAATTAAAGAAAATATTAGAAAATAGGAAAAAGATAAAAAAAAGTTTGATTTATTATGTTTATGAGTTATATTGTCAACAGGAGGCTATATGAAAAAAATAATACCTTTTATATTTAGTTTGTTTCTGTTTTTTGGCTGCGATTCTTTTATTCAACATGATTTTTTAATTCAAAATAATTCTAATATGACGGTTTCTTTTTCTTTAAAAAATTATGGGGATAATCAATACACTTTAACTCCTGGGGAAGAAGTAAATCTTTTTTTGTATGATAATCCGCAATTAATTTTTATTGATAATCCCCGCGTTTCCTTTATTTCCGGGGTAGATTCTGGAATTATTAATAATTTAGATAAAAAAACTGTATATGTGTATAATCCACTTGACGTGACGGTTGTTTTGGCAGATAAAAATAATATGTTAGGGGATAATTACGGAGACACCTATGAATTACCCCCTAACTCTATTACCTCAATAAATATTTATTCTTCCAGCCTTAATTTAGCCGCTACTTATAAAAATAATGGAAAAACTTTTAATGTTATCGATAAATTAGAATTTACCCCTGCGATATTTTAAGTATCCCATTTTCTGCATATACTCGGCCAGCGTCGTGCGGGTCAATTCCTGGTAAGTTAATTAATTTAAACGTGTAGCTGTCCGAGTAGTCTGTCGATATTTCGGAAAGTAAAAAACTGTCGTCTCTGGAGCTATTATACCATAATTCTATAATACCTCCCGTTGTTTTTGTCAACTCTATTAAATAATATCTCGCCCCGCTAGAAAGGTTCATCTGTTTTATAGCATTTGCACCATAAAAACTTTTTTCTGGGTTAAGTGTAATATTACCCCAGCCAAAGGTTGCGCCTAGGGTGTCAAAAATAGCACTAACTTTAGTGCCTGCAGGGACTGTTACGGTGGCCCCTATTTGTCCGCCGTCTGTAGAAAGCTGTAGAGGTCCTGAGTTTATTGCCCCCGTAAAACTTCCGTTTCTTGCGTATATTTCCCCTTCGACCTTCACATTTGTAAAACTTCCGCCGGTCGCGTTGATGTTTACGAAGTCCGATTTTCCCGCGTGGTCGATTGCCCAGCCTTCGTCTCCGTATTCTGTGATATTTCCGTTTTCGTCAATCGTGCCACTGTAGTTGTCGGAATGAATAACGCCCTTGTCCTTGACGCTTATGTCTGTGGCCAGGATGTTTTCCACTTCCAATAATGCGGCCTTGATTTTGTTTTCATCATTGACGATAACGTCCCCTTCTATGTAGATTTGGTCTGCCTGCAGTTCTATCTGGCTGGCCAATAATCCGCCGTCTACTGCGTCCGCCCACAATGCCTTGACCGCGGTGGCTGTCGCGTCCGGCTTTATGCTGTAATATCCGGTTTCTTCGTTGTAGCCATAAACCGCGTTGACTTTGGCCTCGGTGCTGGCTGCGATTAATTGCGCACGCTTTTCGGCGGTAATCATAACCGGCAGATTAAGGCTAAGGCTCATTTGCCCGCTGGATCCGCCGCCCTCTACCATTGCGGAAACGCTGCCCGCCTGAATGTCAATCAATCCGCGCAGGCCTTTCGCGGTGTTTTCTACCTGCAGCAGAATTTCTTCCTCGCTTATGCTGATAGAGGCCGCGCTGTTGCTTGCGTCCTCATCAATCTTTTTTATGATCTCTTCCAGGCTCTCGCTCGGTGGTCTCAATCTGTAAATGTTTGTAAAATTATAGCCGCCACTTACAATGTCGACCGCTGCCTGTGCTGCAGCGCTTGCGTTCGCTTCTGCGTCTCCTGCTGTGATATATTCGCGCTGACCTTCTACTGTCTGAACTGTGCCGTTCGGCCGTGTTGTCAGATTGCTCTTATATGTCGGAAGGGTGCCGTACTGGTACACCGCCGGGTTATAGTCTACCAGGGTAAGATTATAACCCTTGTCGGTTTCCTCTGCGTTTGTGATTTTCATATCAGCGGTAATTGTTTTAAATTCGCCGTTTTCGTCTAGCGTTCCAAAACTCAAAAGATTTCCGATTTCTGGAATTAATGGCGCATTGCTCCGGAGGGTTGTCTCCACCTGCAGTTCGTCGGTTGTTCCGCTTCCGCTTACCTCCAGCGCCACTACTCCGTGCCCGCTGTCGCTTACGCAATTAATTAAAACCCCGCAGTTTTCGCCCTCTGGGAATGTTACGCGGCTTGTAAGTTTAATTTTCTGTAAATAGCTGTTATTCCATTCCAGCCCCTTAATAGTCGCATGTGCCAGCCCGTTTTTAAGGCTGCGATGTTGTACCAATACGCGGCTATATAGCGGATAATATGCGCTTTCAAGCCCTGCCTGGATAGTAATAACGCGCGGCTGTGCAGCTTCCTCTGCCATTTGGCGCCATGCAATTTTAAACGCGTGCTCGTAATCGGTTACATATTGCAGCGTGGTTTCTGTCAGCGTGTCGGTCTCCGGATCATATTCCCCGCCGTCCTTCATAAAGGTTACTGTGTCCACGTCATAATCTCCGGCCGCGTTGATGTATGAAACCCGCCGGCCGTCAACCTTGCGCTTTAATTCTTTTGATGTGGAAATTGAAATAATATTTTCACTGTTCAATAGCGCCACTGGATAGTCGCGCCCGTTGTCTATTGCGACCTCAATAAGGCCGGTTAATCTGTTGTATACTAAAGCCGCGTTGCTGTTCTTACATAATGTATCTAGTACAGTTTGCTTTTTTGCTCCGTTTGTGATTACGCCGTTAGCCTTAAAGCCTTCGGTCTCGCAGTATTCGTACCATGCGCCAAAGGTCGCTAGATCTAATTCACTATCCTGGTATTGGCTTGCTTTGTGGTGTGGGCTTGTTAATAATTCCAGTGCCCACGCGGCAAGGTTTTCTGTCGGTGTTTTTGTTTCGCTCCATTCGGTGCCGTTCCATGTTCGCGCGGTTCCGGTTTCTATTACGCTGATAGCGTCGAGCTGGCCTTCTGTGTTCTTATTGGCAATAATCCGGACGCCGATTCTGCAGCATTTGTCGCGCTTGTCCGGCTCCAATACGTCCGCAGTAACTAATTGCTCCGCGCTGGATTTCTTCGCGTCGTAACATGTGGTTTGTACCGCCATTAAATAAACGGTATCGTTCGCGCTTCCGTCTGCCTTCGGTGTTGTTCTTCTGATTCGGACTTTAATCGTTTTCCCGTATGCTTGCGCCGCGGTAAACTCTTGCCGTGCACAAAAGCGCAGTTGATTGCGTGTAGTACGTGTAAATGTATTTGAATATGTGCCGTTTTGATTAAAGCCGTTGTCAAAGTCTACCCAGTCGCTTTCCTCCGGGTTGTTGACGTTTGTCCATTGCGGCGAAAGCTTAATAGTAGCAGGTCCCCAGCTTCCGTCATTATACGCGCGTAAACCGTCAAATAATGCGATCAATTCTACCGCTTGCGCGTTGGTTGGTAATTCCTGCACGACGCCGGCCTTCCACTCTTCCTCGATTTCCTGGTATTCGTCCGCGTCGTCCCCGCTTGCTCTTCGGTGCGGGATTTCCTTGTTTAATTCTGTTAATATAATTTTTTTGTTAAAATCCGGATCCAGGAAGGCGCCGGTCTGCCTGATTTCAATTTTATTGCGTTCGTCGTAATAAAGCCCGCTGTCGAAACTGTAGACGCCATTCTGTGGAATTGTTACGCCGTCAAAGTCTTTAATTACAGTTTCGCCCATTTTAATTTTATTAATCAGAATGTCGTTAAAACCTACTTCAAGCACCGCGTTGTAGTATTGGTCCACGCCGTCTGTGCCCTCAATCGTGTAATGTGGCGGACACAATCTGTACAGGGTCATTAATGACTTACCCAGCGCAAACGGGAAGCTCTGGCCGGTTGCCGCCTGGTTTCGTGTGCCTTTAATGTATGGCAGCTTGTTTACGCTTTCGGCTGCAGCCTTGCTGGCCTTCTGTGCTTCCTCCATTTGTTCGGCTGCCTTTTTATTGTTGTAGAGGGTAATTCCTAAAGCCACGCCGCCGGCTAAAATTGCCGTTACGCCGACGATAATTGCCGCGGTTGTTGCGGCGCTTGGTGTTTTCCTGATGTATATAATATCATCCGGACGCGCCTCATAGTCTGGAGTTACGCGCTGCCCTCCCATTAATAAAACGCTGTTGTCCCAGTCTATTAATTTTGAAAAATTGCGCAATTTGCCGTTAAAGGCGAAAGTTGTATTATTTTTGATTCCGTCATAATAATGAATTACAGCCATATATTCCCCTAATTGGTAAAGCTCCGATGTGATTAATCCGGCAGCCGGTCCGTGTCATGTGGATAAACTCCCGCTCGTTCAAACATACACCTATGTGCAGCTCGTTGCCGTCCTGCATTTCCAGGAGGGCGCCTTCCCTCGGTTTGTCTATTGGTGTGACGTTAAGGGTTGGCGCGTTCTCTGTGGATAGTTCCAGGTTATGGTCGCTGTAGATTACGTCCCGCAGGTCGTATCCATAGCGCCTCATTACTTCTATAGCTAGCCCGTAACAGTCCATTCCTTCCGCTGTCCTGCCATGGTCTTTATACGGTATGCCGATTAAATCACTTATTTGTATAGTCATTTTTTTCTATGCGTTCCCGCGGTTGTTGTCGCTGTCAAATACATAAGGCGGGAAGTTCATCCCCATTCTATCATCGTTCGTAAATGTGATTGTAACTTTCATGTCCCCGTCGGTTGTGGCCGTTCCGTATTGGTGCCGGTACATTTTGAAAGGTGTAACTGTCCCGTCCTTATTCAATACGCCGACCGCCTTTACTGTCAGCAGTTCGTCGCTCGCGTCGATTAAATCTATAATGCTATTTTCTATAGCGCTTATTTCAAGCGTTCCGTTTTTCAGTACGCCTCCGGCTACTTGTGGAGCGGTGTATTTAAACGCGCTAGCCTGGTACGTTTTCCCGTCATATACCATATTTATGGTATTATTAATAAAACGCAATGTTCCCCAGTCGGGGTGTGTTATTTCGATTAAATAGGGCAGTGAAAAGGCGCCGCCCGTGTGCAATGCCTTAAAAACTTCGTCCTGCGTCATACTTCAACCCATATCATAGAAATAGTTTTAATGTTCATGCCGGAACTTGTCGGGGTTCCCTCCAGCCTGTATTCCTGCATAGTTTCGCCATTATCTCGCAGGCTTGGTGCTCTGAATGTTCCCGCATTGCCTCCGAGTGTGTTTTCGTACCAATTAAAAAATATTTCTTCCTGTGTTTTTGTCGCTGCGTATGAAACGGAATAGCGGCGCAGGTTCCGGCTGTTGCGCTGGACTGAAATTGTGCGCCCGCTGTCGAACTGTGTTGTCAAGGCGTTGTCCTCATAGCCCGTTTGTTTTCCAAAGAGTTTTTTAATTGGAAGGTTTACCGTGTCCCAGTTTACGCTCATAATATTCTAACCCCCTGCTGTCTTGTGTTCATTGCTGCAAAGCCCGCGTCAAAGGTTCCGTCTGCAAAGCCTTTGTTAATATGCTTATCAATAATATTAATCATTAAATCCCCGTTTGGCTGCTGCTTCACTTCGGTGTCTACCCGTCCGGCCTGCGTGTTGTTTACTGTCAGATTGTAACCGCCTGCTCCCTGCTGGCCGTTCAATCTGTCCCACAAGCTGCGTTGCTGTGCTGCGTTTAATACCATTTCCCCCGCGCGGGCGTGTATGTATGTATTATCCCCGCCCATTGTGGCGCCCTGAATACCTCCGACGACGCCTCCGGTCGCGAAGCTCGGCGGGATTGGTTTACTGGCAATAATAGAAGCAATCTGTACCGCTCCGGCGGCTCCCACCATTGCGCCGGTTAAAAGCCCCGCAGTGCCTCCCTGTG